AACAGAGTACTTTGATATCTATGATAATTACACAAATGCAATTTTAGTAGACGAAAGTCCACTCGTAAGTGTAACTTCTGTAAAAGAAAGAACAGGACAAGCAGACAGTTATACAACTTTAATAACTGGTAACTCAGATGGCAGTGGTAAGTATGAGTATACAATAGACATTGATCGAGATACTATTTATAGAACAACAGCAACTGGAGACGCTTTCTTTCCAAAAGGAAGAAAAGCAGTAGAAGTAGTTTATAACGCAGGTTATTCATCTACTCCAGAAGATTTAAAACTAGCATGTTTTGATTTAGTAAAATACTATTTAAAAGACGAAAGAAAAGACAGACTAACTATCGCAGGTGCTTCGATACAGAATCAAGTTTCCACAAGTCTGAGAGAGAATATTGGATTCCCAGACCATATTAAACGAATACTTGATTTTTATAAAGTACACAAGTAATGGCTATTGCTAATTTAAAGCAAGAATTAGAAGAATTAACTAAATTATTTTTCTTAAAGAAAAGAAAAGAAGCAGGAGGAACAGGCTCGGGTTCAGAAGATGAATTTAGAGCTTTAATGAATGAAGAAACTCAAGAATTTAAATTATCAACAGAAGATTTAAAAAAAGAAGTTAAACTAAGAGCTCCTAAAGCTTCCGAAAAAGATTTAAATAGTTTTGCTACAGAAGTATTAAATAAAGGAATAGAATACTTTAATAGTAGACCAAAAACAAAAAATGTAAAATTTGAAGTAACAAAAATTTCAAATGGAATATTAGTTTTAGTAAAAGCAGTAGATCCTTCTTTTAGAGGTATAACAGGCAAAAGAACAGATTTATTTAAAGCATTACAAAAATTTAAATCAGACGAAGTAAATAAAATTGCAGAAAAATACCCAAATATATTTGGTAAAAAAGAAGAAGGAAATATTTTTACTAAAACAGCAACCAATAAATCTGGAGTAAAGAATACATATTGGAATATTTTAGATATTGGGCATGAAGACGCCGTAGCAGCAGGAAAAGCAGCAAGTGTTAGAGGAACTTTAGGCGCTGCTGACAATGAAATAGGTGATATAAAAAGAGAGTTAATACGAGAATTTCAACAAGTTGTAGAATCTCCTCATAGCTTAGAATTAGAACATTTTCAGGATATAATAGATTCTGGCGAAAAATTAAAATTAACCGATTCTTTTGTAGTAAAATCAAGTTTAGAAGATTCGGTAAAAAACCAAGTAGAAAAAGGTGGTAAATTAGAAGCAAAAATTGGAAGTGATTTAAGTTCTTTTTTATCAAATGCAATAAAAAAACTAGAAGAAAAATATAATGACCCAAAAGAAACAGCTTCTAGAAAACGATCTGCTAGTATAAATGAATTAGGGTTGCAAATGATAATTAATAACCATACAATGAGAGGTTATTATAAAACAAAACTAGCAAAAAATTTAACAGGAATAAAACAAACTCCTAAATCAAAGAAAAAAGTAAAGGTAGGAGATCAAGAAAAACTTAGAAAAAAGAAAACAGTACTAAGTGGTTTCGTATTAACAAATAAAATACCTTTACAAAATAGAAAACAAACAAGAGACGGAGGAGACAACGAATTATTAAGAAAAGCTGTAGAAACTAGAGCTTTTATAAATTCTAGATTAACTGGACAAATACAAAGAAACATGGGTAGACCTGCCCTAATAAATCAATCAGGTAGATTTGCCCAATCTGCTAGTGTAGTAAATGCAATAGGTAAACCAAACGGAATACATATGGACTATACCTATAACCCTCTTTATAGAGTTTTTGAAGAAGGTGAAGGAGGATATCCTGTTACTTATGACCCAAGAAGACTAATTGAAAAAAGTATAAGAGAATTAGCAATTCAAAAAGTAGAGGCTAAATTTACACTTAGGAGAATATAATGGCATCAACATATAGAACAGCAAGAAAAAAAGTAGTTGATGCTTTGGTAAATAAATTAAAAGGAATTAATGGAAATCATCCTTATAATTCAAATGTTTTTAGTAATGTAGATGGACATTTAAAATTTTTAGACGAAATAGAACAATATCCCAAAATCTGCGTAGTAGCAGGGGATGAATTCAGAGAGTATCAACCTGGTGAATTCAAATGGAGACTTTTAGATTTAACAATTAGAGCATATATTCGAGATGAAAATGATGCTCAAGAAACTTTAGCATTATTACTAGAAGATATCGAAAGAATTATAGATAATAATGATAATTTAGTGTATGATGATACTGTCACACCTAATAAAACTACTACTTCTTTAACCATAGGAAGTATTAGTACCGATGAAGGAGTAATTTCTCCTCTTGGTATTGGAGAAATGACAGTTCGAGTACGATATTAGGAAACAGGTAAGGCACATAAATATGTAGCCGCACCCTTTCCAAAGTAAAACGGAGAAAGCAAAATGGCTTTAAATTTATCGAGAAATACCAAGGTATTTGTCAGCTCTGTGAATGGGGTGCATGCTTCTGGTGGATCTGTCGTAACTTTGGATGGATTTACTGCAGGATCAGGACACGCAGTTGGCGATGTTATAACTATGTCAGGAGTAAGTGGAACTGGCTTAAAAGTTATAGTTGCTGCTGTTTCTGCTGGCGGTGTTACTGAAGTTTACATTCCAAATAATTTTCGTGGAACAGGCTTTTCAGATGACGACCCAGTGAGTCAAGACTCAACTTCTGGATCAGGAACAAGTTTTGCCGCAATTGTAAATGGTGTTACAAGCACCACTACAGCAGAAGGAAGCAGAACTGCAACTGGATTATTCAAAGGAAACGGAACAGACGCAAATACTTTTAGAATCGGGGTATTAGACGGTTATAGCTTCTCACAAGGAAGTGAAGCAACAGACGTTACTATTAACGAGGCTGGTGCAGCTCCAAACCGTGGTTCAAAAAGATTCAATGATGCTTTACCACCAGCAGAATGGTCATTTGGTACTTATGTAAGACCTTACAAACATGGCACAGATAGCTGGAGATCAAGCGGTACTCATGATATGTGTGAAAATATTTTGTGGGCTGCTATCGCTGGTAAAGATATCACAGGAGGTGCTTTAACAGGTACTTCTGCTTCTGCAATCGCTGTTGATTCAACAGATGCAGATGTAACTTTCGAGAGATCAGAACATCATGAATTGTTAAAATTAACAATTTATTTTGCTCTTGAAAACACAACTTACAGATTAAATGAATGTCAAGTTAATCAGGCAGAGATTGACTTCTCAATCGATGGTATTGCTCAAATAACATGGTCAGGAAATGCAACAACTATTGACCAA